GCTAAGAAGGTTGCCGACAAAAAAGCTGCTGATAAGAAAAAAGCAGACGAAAAGAAAAAATAAGTAAAGTAATATTTATACTAAATACAACCAAAAATGCCAGTATTAGACCCAAATGAGATTATGTTTACGTCGTTCGAACCTACAGTTTCTAACAGGTTCGTAATGTACATAGACGGCATTCCTTCATATATGATCAAAAAAGCAGACGCTCCTGGTGTTACTTTAAATGAGATCAAATTAGACCATATCAACGTTTACCGTAAGTTAAAAGGTAAAGCTGAGTGGAGAGATATGAGTTTGTCATTATACAACCCAATTTCTCCATCAGGCCAACAAGCTGTAATGGAGTGGGTAAGATTACATCATGAGTCTGTAACAGGACGTGATGGTTACTCTGACTTTTATAAGAAAGACTTGAACTTATCTATCATCGGACCAGTTGGAGACATTGTTTCCGAGTGGATTATCAAAGGAGCTTTCATTAAAGAAGCAACTTTTGGAAACTACGATTGGTCGACCACGGATCCTACAGAGTTAACAATCTCAGTTGGAATGGACTACTGTATCTTGAACTACTAGTCTCAGATTAGCGAATATAAAAGAAAGGCCGCCTCACCGCGGTCTTTTTTTGTTCCCGGAAACTTGAATGATTTATATTTATTTTTAAACAAGTTACCAATATGTCAGAACAAAAGTTTACGGTTCCTACCGAAATGATAGACCTACCTTCAAAAGGTCTACTTTACCCAAAAGAAAATTCCTTATCCGCAGGCGTCATTGAAATGAAATACATGACCGCTAAAGAAGAGGATATACTAACCAACGTGAATCTATTACGTCAGGGCTTAGCTATCGAAAAGATGCTTAAATCAGTTATTAAAAGCGATATAAAGTACGAGGATCTGATCCTGGGCGATAGGAATGCGCTATTGGTATCAGCTAGGATATTAGCTTATGGTAAAGATTACAATTTAAAGTATCTCAACCCTAACACAGGAGAAGAAGAAACAATCGTGGTAGACTTACAGAAGTTGGGATATAAGAAAGTGGATTTATCCATATTCAAGAACAACAACGAAGCTTCTTACGAACTACCATTTACAAAGAACGAAGTCACTTTTAAGATTCTTACAATCGAAGACGATAAGCGAATCGACGAAGAAGCTAAGGGAATTAAAAAATCATTGGGCCAAGACGCTGGAATTAGTTTAAAATTAAAGCACCAGCTTACTTCTGTCAACGGAGACAGATCAACCAAAACAATCAGAGACTTTATTGATTCAGGAGCGTTATTGTCAAGGGACTCAAATCCGTTAAGACAATACATAACTTCGGTTACCCCAGACATTGAAATGAAAACGACTGTCACTTTATCAGACGGTACTGAAATGGAAATCGACGTACCGATGACCGCGGAGTTCTTTTTTCCCGGGAGCGGAATATAGACATACGTTTATGACCGAAGTCTTTGAGCTTACCTATCACGGTGGCGGAGGCTTTACCTATTCCGAGGTATGGAACATGGACGTAAATAAAAGAAGATTCAATCTTAAGAAGATCAATGAGTACCTAGAAAGAGTAGAAGAGGTTAGAAACGATCAACAAAAGAAAATCACAGAAAAGACAGATCCCAAAAAGATTAATGTCCCAGAGTTCGCCAAATCAAAAGGCGAGGAGCAGAAGTTTGTCTCCAAAGTAAAATCTAAGTCTTAATATTTATATATAACCAACGCGCGTTAAATGGCAGAAGAAATAGATATTAGTAAAGCTCTAGAAGAATCCCTTAGGGAATCCAGAAGATTACAGGGTGATCAAAATAAAGAGTTAGATAAGTCGATAAATTTACTATCGAAAATTAACGATTTAAGGGACGAGTCTATTGCGAAAGTGAAAGCATTAAATAAGGAAACTGTTAATGTAAAAGCTATAGAAAAAGACGTTCAAAAAGCAAGAGAGAAACAGATTCTTTCTCAAAAGAAAGAACAGGACTTAGCTAGAACCTTATCTGCTATTGAAATAACGAATGCCAATAGGTATGTAGACAATATTAAAGAAAGAGGTAGATTAGAGAAAGAAACACAAAAGGCTAGATTCCAAGGAAATATAGCTTTACAGACGCAACTTGGTAGTCAACTAAATGCAATAGATGCCGCAATACTATCAGATGAGAATCGTTTAAATATAGATGAAAGAAGATTGGCTTCAATCATAGAAGCAAATAAAGTAGCCGGAGAAACTCAAAAAATATTAGAAGCGGAACTAGCTACAGAAAAAGAAATTAATAGTAGCGTAGGTCTGACTGGAAAGGCTTTTGGTTTATTAGCAAAAAAATTAGGAATCGGCGATAAGTACTATGGCGATATGGTACAAAAAGCAAGAGATTTAAACGAAGAAAATAAAAAATTATCGTTTTTTGATAAAGCTAAGTCATTAGGAAAAGCTGCAGCAGGTGGAATAGGTACTGCTTTATCGGATCCACTAACCTTGATACCAATAATGGCCACTGCAGTAGGTGGACTTGTTAAAGGATTAAAAGCTGCCTTAGACTATATACTAGAAATTCAAGACAAAACGGTTAAGTTCGCAAGAGCGATGAATCTTTCTACTGTAGAAGCTAGAAAGATAAAAATGGAATTTGCTGATTTAAGTATTAGCAGTGGAGATATCTTTATTAATTCCCAAAAAATGGCCGAATCTCAAATGGAGATGGTCGACGCTTTAGGAGTTACAAATAGATTGACCAATGAACAATTGGCAACTAACATCAAGTTAAAGGATATTGCCGGACTTGATTTAGAAACAAGAAAAGGACTTTATGAAGCTTCTAAAGTAACAGGAAAAGAAGAGGATAAAATAACTAAATCTATATTAGCGCAAGTTATTGGTTTAAAAAATGCGACTGGTATAAGTTTTCAATATCAAAAAGTTCTTAAAGAGGCTTCTAATTTAGGAGGCTACTTAGGATTATCTTTCGCCAAATATCCAGAAAAATTAACGAAGTCTTTACTTACAGTTAAAGCAATGGGTCTAGAATTAAAACAACTAGATTCAATGGCCGATTCTTTTTTGGATTACGAATCAAGCATAGCAAGTGAATTCGAAGCTCAATTACTTACAGGTAAAAATATAAATTTGGCAAAAGCCAGAGAGCTTTTCTTGAATAACGAATTAGCTGAAGCCGCTCAAGAAATTAATAGTCAAGTAGGAAGCAGCGATGAATTTTTAAAGATGAATCGTATAAGCGCCGAGGCTTTAGCGAAATCTTTTGGAATGAGTAGAGATCAGCTAGGGGAAATGCTTAAACAACAAGAAGTTTTATCTAGAGTAGGCGCAAAACAAGGAGACAGCGCAAAAGAACAGTTAAGACTAGGTTTAGAAAAATACAAAAATCAAAAAGCTTTAGCTGCTGCAGTTGGAGAAGAGGCGTATCAAAATTTAATGAATGCTTCTGCTCAAGAAAAAATAGCCGTTTTCATAGAAAAAATAACGCAATCATTCGCAGACTTCGTAGAGAATTCAGGCATCGTAGGTAAAATAGAACAATTTGTTAATTTCTTATCAGAGCCTAAGAACGTGAAAAGGGTTATTGAAACTATTAGAGACGTATTTGCAGATATAGCAGAAGTAGTATTATCTATAACAAACGGAGTTATTAACGTTATTGACTTCCTTACATTCGGAGCATTTCCAGAAGCGGTAGAAAGAAATTTTGAGAGGTACGAAGAATTAGTGCCTAATAGAATTAGAAACATGGGAGGAGATTTAGGAAGCGTAAGCGTTTCAGGGAATGCGGCAAAAGGAAACGCAAACGCTTCGACTGTTAACGTATCTCAAGGATCATTGGGAGGAGGAGCTTACACTGGACCAAAAGTTTTAGAATTAAACGTTACAGGAAAAATAATGACAGCAGACGATAGAACTTTCGCTACCTATTCAGCGAAAGGTTTCAATAGTGCTTATGGACGTTCTGATAATTCAACCGGCAATTTTAATGCATCAAACTAATTTAACTCTTTAAGATGCCAATAACACCTTTAATAAGTTTAAGAACTAACTTAAAATCCCTAAAATACGGAAACGATTTACCGGGATATGGATCGTCTAATCAGCCTTTCATACAGACCAATATTCCAAACGATTTTGTAGCAGACCCTTTACAAACTAACGGAAATACAAACCCTATATTTAAACCCACAACTACTGGTGGTGTTGATTATCCAATAAGAGGCGCTGGCAATAGAGAGTTAGCGATAGGAGGAGTAGTATACAGCATATCTAATCAAATAGACTACAATAGAATAAAAAAGTTTTTAGAGTCTAAACCAAGAGGTAACGCTTTTTTAGAAAAACAAATTGGATTACAACTTTCTAATCCAAAAATAGAAACCGGAAATACACTATTCGGCCAATTTAACTTACAGATACTTCCAGGTTTAATAGAAAATACAAGAGTTTACAATAACGGTAGAAATACATTAGAACAAATAAAAAATCAAGGTAATAGCATTCATATACCTAGATTAGGCGCTACTCCGTATAACTATTTGGAAAAGTTCTATTCTGATATCGTAGGATCACA